GCATCGGGGGTCGCCTTTGCTATAAACCTCTTTAAGAGAGGGATTGTTAAGGGGGAAACCTCCCCCTTGATAATTTATTAAAACAATAAAAGGGTAGTGCGTGCAATCCCCGTCCTTATCGTCGGTGGGAATTGGAACAACGGCGACAACGCTGGATTGTGGAATTGGAATGGTAACAACGCCGTGTCTAACACGAGCGGTAACATCGGGGGTCGCATTTAATCTTGTAATTTAGTTATAGCACGCACAATCCGTAGCCCTTGCTAAAAAACACTTCACAAAGAGGGCGGTTTAGTAGGTTTATTCTCGAAAGACCGCAGGAAGATTAAAGGATATTCTATGAAAAGGGTAGGTTATTTATACGAAAAGATGTGCGATAAGGATAGAATAATCAGGGCTATCCGAAACGCCGCAAAAGGTAAAACAAATCGACCTTACATTGCGAGAATACTTAACAACATAGAGTTTTACGCTCTCGAAATAAAGCAAATGTTAGAAAGCGGAAACATCGTTTTATCGCCTAACTCATACCAAAATATTTACGATAATTCTTGTCGTAAAAATCGGCTTATAACTGTGCCTCGGTTTTATCCCGACCAAATTATACATTGGCTCGTAATTACCGAAATTCAGCCTATAATCGAAAGGGGTATGTATAGGTATTGTTGCGGTAGTATTCCAAATAGAGGCGGAATTGACGCCAAAAAATATGTAGAAACAGCCATTAAAGATAAGAAAATGCGATATGTTGCCAAACTTGATATTTCAAAGTTTTTCAACAACGTTAAACCAAAGTATTTAATGGCGATGTTTGAAAGAAAAATCAAAGACAGGAAAATGCTTGATTTAATTTCAAAGATTCTAACTAACGGAGGCGACTGCCTGCCTATCGGTTATTATACCTCTCAATGGTTTTCTAACTTTTTCTTAGAGGGGTTAGACCACTATGTAAAAGAAACGCTGAAAATTAAGTATTATGTTCGGTATGTGGACGATATGGTGCTTATCGACGGCAATAAAAGAAAATTACATAGAGCAGTGGAGGCTATAAACGAATATCTAAAAACTATTGGGCTTTCACTTAAAGATAATTGGCAGGTATGGAAACTCCACAGCAGACCTATTGATTTTGTCGGTTATAGGTTTTATAAAAACAAGACCATTCTACGAAAAAGGATATTTTTTAGGCTTTGCCGTAGAGTGCGAAAAGTTAAAAAGACAGGCTACATCACACCACACCAGGCTATGAGTATTCCTTCTCTCGTCGGGTGGTTATCCCACATAAATGCGTGCAAATGGTATAAGAAAAATATTTATCCATACGCACCGAAAAATAAACTCAAACGGATTGTAAGCAATTACAGTAAAAAATTAAACGGAGGACTTAAACAATGAAAGTGTTTAGTAAAGAAAAGTGGTTAGAAACTGCCAACGCCCAAAAGGAACAAAAAATTTTGTCTCAGCGAGAAATTGACGACGCTTGCGAAATCTGGGTTGACGAAATGGACGGTAAGAGCGTAGAAGAACTTACCGCTCTCGGACATCAAAACATCAGGGAAGATTGGCTCGTAAATCGCTAAGGGTGGTAGTTATGAAAATGGAATATAAGTTAATTGAAAACATCAAAAAGGGCTTTATTGTAACAAGGGAGCCCGAGCAGGTGGACGACGAACTTATAATTACCTTTACAGGAGCCCCGAGCGGTGCGACGGCTATATTTGAAAATGAGAGCGGAAATTCGCTTTATAGGCAGTTGTATGACGCAACCTGCTCAATTCCTAAGGAGTTTATAAAAGGCTCCGTAAGGGTAACAATAGCCGTCTTAAACGGACAATTCAACGCACCTAAATATCGTTGCGAGACGATTTATTCTAAGACTGTCAACGGCGTGCTTATAGTGTGCCCTAACGGCTTAGATATTCCGCAGGAAATTATAAGCGTTTATGCCTGTATGCAGGACTTAAACAATAAACAAACCACGCTCACGAAAGCGATTGACGAGGTAAACGAAAAACTTGCTCGATTGCTCGACGGCTGGGATATTACTTAACAGGAGGCTTTGCTTTATGACTATGAGCAAGACAAAGAAAAGTGTAATCATTATGGCTATTGTCGTTTTACTTACGACAGTTATTTTCCTTTGCAGTGGCTTTACTACTACGGCATACGCCGCAGAGGCTGAAACTGCAACCGAAAACACGGAACAGGTCCAGACGGACGAAACTACGACTACGGCACCGCCTGAAACTTTCCTTACAAGGGTAGAATCGTGGTTTAACGACAATTTCCTTGAATTTTTATCTACCGTAAACTTTGGCTCGATACTTGCCTGTATCGTGGTTGCTATCGTTGAAAAGAAAGGCAACAAGAAAGCAAATAAGATTACGTTAGAAAAGTTGGGTGTAAATACCGAAAGCAACGGCGAGGTAGTAAAGGCTGTAAACTCACTTATTGATAATTACAACGCCACTATTGAAAAACTCAACGATATGGAAACTAAGAACGAAAAACGAGATATGATTTGTCAGGAACTCGAAACCTTTACAAAAGCAATTCTCGAAATTCTAACTACCGTTTATGCCAACAATAAGAATATTCCGCAGGCGGTTAAAGACCTTATTTCCTTAAAGTATGTAACCGCACTGAAAGCAAATAATCCTAACGCTGAGGAATTGCCTGCCGATGTAAAGCCTAACGCCGAGGAGGTGTAAGGCTATGAAGAATAAAACAAAAGGCACCTGCGTCCGTTGGGGGGCGACGGCTCTTTGCGTTGGGGCTCCTCTCGGGGCGACTATTGCACAATTTCCTGTGTGGGTTGCAACGAGCGATAAAGCCACGATGTCGGGGCTGTTTCTTGTAATGGCGTTTATTTGCTGTTTGCCGTTTGTAAATCAGTTAAAGGCTTATTTCAAATCCCCTGCAATATGGGTTGTCTGGACTGTTCTTTTGGTGCTATTTATTGCTTTACGCAATATTATAGACCAAATGGTTATTGTTTGTGCCGTCGGGCTTATTTCCAACGGTGCAGGCTCTATGCTTTACAAACTCGGCGACTACATAAAGACGATACCAGACAAGGAGGATAATGCAAATGGCAACGGAACCAATTAAGCCCATAGGCACGCCGTCCTCTACATCGCAACCAGGCGGAAATAAAGTAGGCAATGCTATCGAAAATATGAACGCCAAAAAACGCAAAATTACTCGCAGTATTCTAAATAATACAGGTATTTTCGTCGGCGTTTTCCTCGTGTTTATCGTTATAGTAGTATTTACCACCGACGTTAAACTTACCTCAATTTATCAGGTAATCGAACTCGGCTTATCTTTCTTTGTGCTGTTGTTCTGCTCCTATTCGATGTTTGTAAACTTATCCGATAGCGGTAGTAGGGCAGGCAAGGAAAGCGATACATACATTAAAACGCTCACGGAATACGAGGACGAGAAAAAGAGTATTATCGACGCCAAAAAGCAGGGCAGGCTGACCGAGTTTTGTAGATACTATGTTATAGACGAACTAAAAAACGCTCGCTATTCGATTATTTCGGAGGTTGGTATTGATTTTGATGTTTATAATACGGATTACATCGGCAAGACGGAGGAGGAACTGAAAGAGTATAAAACGCTTACTCAACCGCAAATAAATGCTATTGTGAGGGCAAACAACGTTAAGCCTATCAAACTTACGCCCGAAATGATTTTTAGGCGTGGCAGGGGCAGTAATCGCCGTGCTCCGCTCGGCACTAAACCTGAGACGAAGAAAGGCATTACATACGGCACAAAATTCGTTAAAACCTGTATTACATCTATGCTTACAGGTATTATCGTTTTAGAGGTGGTTGTAACGCCAACCTGGGCGACCTTTGCGGCCTGCTTACTCAAACTATGTCCTGTGATTCTCAACGGCTTTACAGGTTATAAATTCGGTTATGAAAATATCGTTTATGACACTGTAAACTATATGAGCGACCAAATCGACCTAATGCACCAATTCAAGCAATATATAGAAGATAACCCCACGCCTCTTGCAATCGGCGTTGAGCCCTCGAAAAACGAGGCTGAGGAGGCGAATAATGAGACGGCTGTGGAGGAAATTCCTCAACCTGCTGAAAGCGTTGTTTAGGCAGTTAAAGGACAAAACAAACATTATTATATTTAAAATAGTTTTCCTCGTTTTATCTTGTGAGGTATGGGTGCCTATTATTCTTGGTATCGTTACGCAAAATGCGTGGTGGTATGGAATAGCGGCGACCTGTTGGGCGTTTTGGTTGGCACCATTTACGCCGTTTCTGCCCCTGTGCATAGCCCTTACTTTTGCCGTCAGGAAAGCCTATGACGCACTGAAAAAGAGGGCAAGAAAGAGGCACAGCCCAGACGTTAATAACTATGTGGAAAACTCAAAAATAAGTGAAAAAGAGCAATCGAGGTAGGTTGCTCTTTTGTTGTTGCAAAAATTTTTATTTTTTCAAAGTTAATTTGAGTTGCTTTGAGTTGGCTATGCAAAAATTTTAAGTTTTTTGAGTTGGATTTCATTTTTTTACAAGTTGCTTTTCATTTCCTATTTATAAAAACAGCAAAAACCCCTTATATATAGCGTGCTTTTATCGTTTTTCTTGTTTATGCAAACTTTATGCAAATGCTATGCTTTTGCTATGCACTTGCATTACACTTGTATCTCGTTTGCTATGCAAATGCTATGCAAAATTATGCAAATAGAAATAGAAATCAAATAAAAAGAGAAATTAAATTAAATACACTATCGTGTATTGATTGATGGATAGAATTACGCCCGTGGGCGTGCGTGAGGTTATCCACAAAAAATGATTGATTGATTTTTTTCTTGAAAATAAGACGGCTTGATATTTTCGGAAAAATGTGCTATAATACCGCTACCGAAGAAAACGGAGGTATGCACTATGAAAGGCGTAAAATACTCGGCAAGAGAAAAACAAAGGGCTCTTAATATGTGGCTTAAAGACGGCAAAGACATCTTGTATGTTGCTAAGCATTTTAAGTGCACCGAGAGGACGTTATGGCGTTGGAAAGCAAAATACGACGGCAGTATAGAGAGTCTCGAAAATGGCTCGTCCGTTCCTCATACACCAAGCCCTAAGGCTCATACAAAGAGTGAGACGGAGCATATAATTGAACTCTTTAAGGAAAACCCAGATATTAGTTATTCCGAGGCTTTGGGAATACTACGCCAAAAATACGCATACAGTCGCACTTATTTCGGCTTTTATCGTTTTGTAGTTAAAAATAAATTACGCCCTGTTGAAGAAATACACGAGGCGTATGTCGCTCAGCCGTATAATACCCCTGAAATGTTCGGGCTTAAATGGCAAATGGACGTTAAATTTGTGCCGAGAGAGTGCAACATCGGTATTTTCTCTACGGAGCAGTTATATCAATACACAATGATTGACGAGGCTACACGAGAAAGGTTTATTTATCCGTATAAAGAGCATAGCGGATATTCGACGGTAGATTTTGTTAAAAGAGCCATTACCTATTTTGGCTATTTACCGCAAACCATACAAACCGACAACGGCACCGAATTTACCAACCCGAAACACGCAAAGGAAACGACAATACATACCGTTGACATTTTGCTTAATAAACTCGGAATCCGCCATAAACTTATAAGAGCATACACCCCGAGACACAATGGAAAGGTGGAACGCTCCCACCGCTCCGACCAGGAGGCATTTTACAATCACTTGCAATTTTCTACCTTTGAAGAATTAAAAGAGAAAATGCAGGCGTGGCTGACAAGATATAATAATCGCCCTCATTCTTCTTTGAGAAATAGAGAGGGTAAAAGAGTGTTCTACTCGCCTTTGCAAAAGAGAGCGGAACTCTTGGAGGACTTAAAGGCTTGTCGTAATGAGTATAAAATACGCTTTCTTAAAGCGAAAACAGCATAAATCAATAGACAATCTGGGAGGCTCCCTGTATAAGAGAGCCTTTTTGTGCTGTCCATTTTCTTTTTAATTGACTTTCGGGAGGAAAAAGTGTATAATAGAACGGCTAAAATCGGTGTTTTTTGTGAACGAAATAAAAAATTTTCAAAAAAATTCAAAAAATTACTGAAAAAGGCTTGA